ACAATTCTAAAAAGAAAGATAGGCAGTTAAAGCTTCTTATTGCTCAATTAGAACCATTGGTAAAAAATCTGCAAGATGCTACTGTGATTGTTCCTTTGATTAAAGAGTATATGGAAGTATCTATTAAAAACGATGAGCAGATTGTTAAACTCGCTGCCATCGTTCAACGTATGATGAAGGATGCTAACTCAGGTGAAGATGGTGGTTTGTTGTTAAGTGAAGAAGAGAAAAAGCAACTGATGGAAAATGCAAAAGCCATTGATGCTAAGATTGAATCCTTAAACGAAGATGGGGATGAGTAATGTTACAAACGGGTACAGTTAAAAAAATAGAATTAAACGATAAAGACCCTTTAGATTTATACGCTATACAGGTTTATATACCTGGAAACGTAAACAATCAGATAACGGCGTATCCATACGATTTATCTATACAGAAAGTGCCATTGATTGGTGAATCGGTGGTACTTATTCAAGGTAAAAGTGCTACTTCTAATCCGGGTATGAGGTATCAAACTACAACGTACTATTATCTCAATCCAATTTCACTACAAAAAAATATACATTCAAATGCGTTGCCGGGTGGTAACATTTTATTAAAAGGAGCGAAAACCGCTGCAAAGTACGCAACTGCGGCGGTTGGCGTTCCTGGCATTGGTGGTGGTGGTAATTCCGAACTCGGAGATGGATTCGTCGAACGAACTGATGTAGCTTCATTACAACCATTTATTGGGGATGTACTACTACAGGGTAGATTTGGACACTCTATGAGATTTGGGTTTACTCCCAAGTCAAAAAAAACATCTAAAAAACCAAGCTGGTCTGCTAGTAAGCCGGAGGACCCGATTACCATAATATCTAATGGTAGAAAAAAAGGTGGTTCATTTAATACCTTTATAATAGAAGATGTTAATGATGATTTATCATCCATTTGGTTTACATCATCTCAAAAGGTAAAACTAAAGCCCGCTCAAAAAAATATTGGAAAGGATACTAAGAATCAATCATCGTTTTCCGAACCAACCATCATCTTAAATTCAGGTAGGCTATTTTTAAATGCCAGAGATGAGAGAGTTGTTATTACAGCTAAAAAAGATATTGTAAACTCAACTCCTAAGTGGGCTATGGAGATGGATAAGTTCTTTACACTTATGGAGGACTTAGTGAGTGAGTTGGTAGATTTAACTTCAGCAAAAGCAACATATACAACTGGTGTAGGTCCAACAGGGCCCGCTACAAACGCAGCTAAGGTTAAAAAGATTTTTGATGAACTGAAAAAGATGAAGCAGTAATGGCAGTAGCATGGCCTAAATTTCAATCGGATGTAGCGCAATGGTTAGATTCTACTAAAGAGAAAAAAGAATCTGATACCGCTAAGAAAATTGCAGACGCATATGGTACTGCTGTATCCACTGCTATGATATCTTTGATTCCGGGTTCCACTATCATCTCTACACCACCAACCAAAGGAATCGAAACCGCTATACTAAATACATTTAATCGGATGAAGGAATCCGATTTACCACCAACCCCGCCAATGTTCTTAGAATGGGCAACATCTACAGTTTCATTTTGGCAAGGTGTTCAATGGAATCCACTACCACCACCTCCTCCTTACATATCACCCACAACGGGTGTGACTGTTTTAACTGGTGGTACTCCAACACCATTGGATGTTGGATTGTGGACTGCTTTTAACAACCCACCTGTATCAACTCCAATGGGTAATATTATAGCGGGTAAGTTAGTAGCAGCATTCACAACACATCTATTAACGGTGAATGGGTTGTACAATGGATTGATTCCAGCAGTACCAACCCCAGTACCAGGCCCACCATTTCCTTGGGTTGGTGTAGTATAAAACAAAACAATTCGATATTTATATAAAAAGATTAAATTATGAAAGCAAAAGATTTAGCACAATTATTAGAAGTAATCGTTCGTAAGGTAGTTCGTGAGGAACTCAAACCCATTTTGTCCGAAGTGAAAAAATCATCAAAACCGATGATTAAAGAAACTACACCTAAGAAGCGAGTGGTTAAAAAAGACCCTCTTGATGTAGAACACATATTTGAAGAAAGAACTACTGAAAAACAAACATTCACCAAAAATTCAATGTTAAACGATTTGTTAAACGAAACCGCCAACGATGGTGAGTGGCGTAATATGGATTCAATGTACACTTCAAATCAAGCACAAGGATTTGATAGAGCACAAATGGCATCTGCGTTGGGATATGGTGAACAAAGTGTAATACCAACTACAGATGTCGATGGTAAACCAGTTGATATGGCTACATTACAATCGAGTGGTGTTGCTGATGCATTGACAAGAGATTACTCAGGATTGATGAAAGCCATCAATGCTAAGAAGGGGAAATAATAAATGGCTAAGCAGAGAAAAGAATATTTCTACAACCCAATAGATTTTGAACCAGATGTAGCTGTCGGAATTAAATTACCATTTGGTAAACCCAACGGGCTATTCTCACAAAGTTATACGACTGAAGAGCAGGCTGTATCCAATCTAAAAAATCTATTATTGACCAGAAAAGGTGAGCGGGTATTTCAACCTGAATTTGGGTCAAATGTATATTCTCTTCTGTTTGAAAATATCGATATTAATATCGAAAGTAAAATGGTAGATACCTTAACTGGAGATATTAACTTTTGGTTACCATATATAGTTATTGATAATATAGATGTTGATTCCAATGAAGATAGAAATTCAGTTAGAATTGAACTAAGGTTTAGAGTTACAGAACAAGGGGCTAACCAACAGATTATAATCTTTGTTGATTCTGAAGGGGCTGTAATAGAATAAGGTAAACTATGGCAAAGAAAGTAAAATCAGATTTAGTACAAAAGGATGTATCTTTTTTGGGTAGGGACTTTGGTGAATTCAGAAAAAATCTAATTGAGTTCTCAAAGAATTACTTCCCAAACACATACAATGATTTCAACGAATCATCTCCTGGTATGATGTTTATGGAAATGGCATCATATGTAGGTGATGTACTATCGTTCTATACAGATACACAACTAAGAGAATCCTTACTAACCACAGCTGAAGAGAACGCTAATCTTTTTCAGATTGTAAGTTCATTAGGATATCAACCCAAAAACATTGTACCTGCATCGGTAACATTAGATGTTTTCCAACTAGTACCATCTAAGGGTAGTGGTGATAACGTAAGACCTGATTATGATTATGCTATGGTTTTAAGTGAGGGCATGGTTGTTGGTTCTACTGATTTTTCAGATGTAGAGTTTACAACTATATCAACTGTTGATTTTGCATACTCATCCTCATACAGCCCAACCGAAGTATCGGTTTATCAAATTGATGAAAACACAAATGAGCCGGTATATTACTTACTAAAAAAGCAGGTAAAGGCAACAAGTGGAAAAGAAGTAGTTAAAACCTTCACATTTGGTTCGCCTAAGATATATGATAAAATTAAAATTGTAGATGAGAGCATCATTAGAATAAAGAGTATCTACGATTCAGATGATGATAAGTGGACACGAGTACCATATCTTGCGCAAGATACTGTCTTTGAGCAAATTGAAAATAATGAAGATAACTCAACTCAATATAGTCAGTACAGTGGTAACACCCCATATCTATTAGAACTAAATAGAGTTCCTAAAAGATATATAACCCGATTCGAAGATGATGGGGTTATGGTTATACAATTTGGAGCTGGTGTATCCGCAAATGCTGATGAGGAAATAATTCCAAACCCAGATAATGTTGGTTCTCAATTATATACCGAACATCAGAATTTGGATTCTTCATTAGACCCATCTAACTTCTTATACACAAAAACGTATGGTGCGGCTCCATCGAATACAACGCTTACGGTAACTTATGTGGTTGGTAATGGTATTGTAGATAATGTACCAGCTAAAGATTTGGTAAACATACTATCCAGCACAACTACATTTAAAAATGAAATCAATCTTAGTACAGATGTGGTTAATTTTATGAGAAGTTCATTAGCTTGTACAAACCCAGAAGCAGCCATTGGTGGTAAGAGTACGGAAACTAATGATGAGATTAAACAAAATGCAATGGCATTCTTTGGTGCACAAAACAGAACTGTAACCAGAGAAGATTATGTAATGAGATGTTATGCGATGCCACCACAATTCGGTTCGGTAGCAAAAGCATATTTGGTACAAGATTACCAATTGGAAAATTCTAAATTAGATGGGAATCCAATCAGTACTGAAATCCCAAACCCATTGGCGTTGAATCTATATACATTGGGGTATGATAACAATAAGAATGTAGTACCATTAAACCCAGCTACAAAATACAATCTTAAAAACTACATATCGTATCATAGGTTGTTAACAGATGCTGTAAACATAAAAGATGCACATATTGTAAACATTGGTGTTGATTTTGAAATCATAGTATTGCCTGAGTACAACTCAAACGAAGTTCTACTAAAAGCAATCAATAGAATGAAAGAATATTTCGATATTGATAATTGGAGAATCAACGAACCTATAAACCTATCAAATGTTTATGTGGAGTTAGATAAAGTGGAAGGTGTACAAACTGTAGTACGACCTGATAGAGATGGTAAGGGTGGTTTACAAATATACAATAAGTTTAATGGTAATTATTCACCAAACAAATACAGCACATTAACAGCTACTAAGAATGGTATTATATACCCACCAAAAGACCCATCAATCTTTGAAGTGAAATTCCCTAATTCAGATATTAGAGGGCAGGTTGTAACACAATCATTCTAAATGAGGATAGATTATGATTTATAGAATATACGGACAAAAGGATTCTACAATATACGAACAATCTGCTCGTAAACAACAGAACACGGGTAAGGATGAGATATTAGAGGTAACTAAATTTTTTGATGAGTTAACGAATACCAGCTGGATTGGTAATAGTAGAATACTCACTCAATTTGATTTAACACCAATATCACAATCAATTGTTAATGGTGATATATCAGGTTCCACAAAATATTATCTAAACCTAACATCTACCGAAGAAACTGAAATTCAAGCCGAATATGATTTAAATGTATATCCAGTATCTCAAAGTTGGACTGAGGGGTTGGGTCAATTCTACGACCATATAAAGTGGGATGATGGCGTAACTTGGCAATATAGAAATGATGATACGTTATGGGATGTTGGTGGTACTCAAATATTTAATAGTATCAGACGTGCTTCAATTCCAACAAAAGGGATTGTACTATACGAGGGATTCGCAGATGGTACGGGTTCGGCATACTTAACAGAATCGATAAATGATATAAGTGGTAATGAACCATTCACATACTTAGATAATAATAAGTTAATAATATCAGCATCTAATTATGCAGGAACTACATTAGTGTTTCCAGCATATATGTCATCTAGCGTATCATACGATATACAATTTCAAGTAAATCCTGGTGATTTCGATGATATTGCATTTAGAATCAAAGACCCAAATGGTGTACTGAAAACGGAAGAAGATTATGAAAATATGGTAGGTAAGATTACTACCGCATCAACACAATCCTTCCAAGTATCCGCTGAAGATACTGGTGTGCATGAGTTAAGATTTACATTCTTTGATGGAAGTGGTGATGGTAATACTACTACAGGTTCTTTTGATGAGATATATGTTTCTCAAGCAGGAGATTTTATTGTATGGGAAACCTTTACTACAAATAAGGGTGGGTTCGAATTAAGAAATGTTGTAAAAGAAACATCGGATTCGAGTGTTAGAATGTTTGCATCGGAATCTAAGTTAAATTTATATTCCGATAATGGTGGTGGGGATGCATCGTACATTGTGAATATGACGAGTTCACTAAAATATATCATATCGGCATCAATCACTCCTGGTGATTTCTCATCTATAGATTTTACACTATATGACCCGAATGGTTTAAAAACCAGAGAGGGTATTACGAATTTAACATCATCATTCACATCAACAGATACACAACGTATTGAGTTTACACCAACATTTGATGGTAATCACATACTAGCATACACATACTATAATCCAGATGGAACAGCCGCTACAGGTTCGTTGGATGATTTCAAAGTAGAATACTCAGGTTCAATTGAAGCTCGTGAAATTAGTGAAGCGGGATACTATAAAAACTCAGGTGGTGGTACGTGGTACACATCATCCATAAATAATACTGCGTATTCTCAAACATTTACTAAGTACAACTCAAACTTAAATGTTGAAGTAACCGAATACGTTAATGATTGGGTGGGTGGTAGTAGACCGAATAATGGTTTCATTATAAAAAGACCTACAACTCAAGAAAACGGAGAAGTTAGATATGGTTCATCTAAATTCTTTTCAAACGATACTCATACAATCTATGTACCAACCTTAGAGGTAAGGTGGGATGATAGCTCATTCTCAACAGGTTCACTAAGTGAGTTAACTGCGGATGATATAACGTTGTATATGAAAAATCTAAACTCTGAATACAAAGAACTATCTAAAGCCAGAATACGAGTTGTGGGTAGAGAAACATATCCTCTGAGAAGTTTCGCAGATTCTAATCCATACACTACGATTAAATATCTACCTCAAACTACTTATTACCAGGTTAGAGATGTTGATACAAATCAAGTGTTGATTCCTTATGATACATCCCACACAAAGGTGAGTTGTGATTCAACAGGAAACTACTTTGATTTTTGGTTCAATACACTTCAGCCGGAAAGATACTACCAATTCGAATTCAGAGTGGATAGAGCTGGTAAGAAACAATATTTTGATGGGTTCATATTTAAAGTGGTTAGATAATGCCGGAACAGAATACAGATAATATTTTACAAAATGTAAATAAGCGTGATATCAAACGTAACACGTCAAATCAGATAGTGTCTTATACTCTTGAAGATGATTCTAATTTCGAATATGGAATACATAAGGTAGAGGGTGTAACTCAGAGATATGATAGGCAAGTTTATACTCGAGCTATTGATACATTATCAAATGAATTAATTGTTGATTTGCCAGATGTACCATTAGAAACAATTCAATTCAACTATGTTGATGAATCTAAATTATATGTAAATGGTCAAGCAAATGAAATCGATGATGGGTTTGAAGATATCTTTAGTGGTAGATACGAACTCACTAATGGTGCCAGAACACATACGGGGTGGAAAGATACACATACAATAAACCCTACATTTTTCAATTCCGATACCCAAGCGGCAGGTTTTTCATTTTCGGGATACGATGTTATTCCATTTGATAAAGCAGTATTTGGTCCTGGACTCGAAGAGGGTGGGTATCGTATCACTAAAGAACTAATCGAAAGTGGTAAGAACCTTAGATTTCATGTTAAGATTGGAGTAGCTAACGAAAGTGGTAATTCTCAGAACTTTCATCTAAGTTTTAATCGAAAGAGAAAACCAAACGATGTAAAGACAATGTTTGCAGAAGAATTTATTTCAGTAAGTTCATCCCAATACCCATTCATTCAAACAACATATGATTTAATGAATAATCAAATGGTGGAACATGATATATGGGAAGTTCAAGCCAAAGTAACAGCTTATCAGGGTGCATTCCTGTGGGGTGATAAGTCCATATTTAATGTGGAAATATTTGGAGATGAAATTTCTGCAACAGACTGGGGCCCGAATGGTAATGTGGGCAATGATGATTTTTCAAATATCCCACCCCCACAATTCCCAATGGGGTCAACACGATAATGATTATAGGTGAAAAATGGCAATAGATAGATTTCAAAATACAGATATACTAATCGCCTCAAAAGTTCCTGTTAACAGCGTACAAACTTATGAGATAGATGATTTAGCGAACCTATCACCAGTGGAGTTCACACTAAACCAATCTTCCTATGATACGCAAACCATAACAGAAAAACACATATATTCAGCTGATACATTGGTAGCATCTCTTCAAGAGGTATTAACGTATGAACAAACGGATAGTGGTACAAATATACTGGTTAGTCCCGAGGCAGATATCCGAACTGCGGGATTGGGCGCTGGTTACTACAGTGTTGTTTATAATTTTGTTAAAGCAAAAACACCAGAACTCAGAATTGTAAATGTTAGTTCAGATTTAACTGAAATAGAATTACAGGTTGATAATCCAAATTATAATCTTCAGGGATTATTTGATAGAATTAACTCACAACTATCAAACAATACTACTATGTCTGAAATGGGTTTAAACTTTGGTAATAATGATATATCGATAATAACCGATGTTAGTTTTCATAACAACCCAAGAGAGGGAGAGCGTGTTGAAAATGTATATTACCCATTAGATGAATTCAATGGTGAAGAAACACGATTTGTACCATCTAATGAAGGTGTGGGTGTAAATCAATGGATTGAATTCTATAAAAATAAGAAGAATAATGCATATGGTAACTTAGTATATAAAACAACTGGTAGGAGTGCAAAATTCAATCTTAGATTAGATAGTAATGGTAACCCATTCTATGAGATAGAGAAAGATTCATCAAACGAACCAATATACTACACATCAGTAAACGCAAGTGAGCCAGATAGAGAGTATGATGTTCCTGTAGCGGAGTATTACAACAGACCACCTATCAATGCGGCTAATCGTGCTATATCTTGGTTCACCCAATACAGTAGAGTTAGATACTACTCACCTGCTTTCAAGCAGAATGAAATGAAATCAATCATAGTTAAGTTGTATAAACCACTACCAGATGGATTCCTATCAAGAAGATGTACTATAGATGAAATAATCAGAGAATCATATATAGATAGAGTATTAGCATACGATACTGATGTGAAATCAGAACAAGAGAACTTCTCAGCACCAAACTTTAAGATTGATATGGGTAACTATGGAAAATCTAATGGTACTGATTTAAAGACTTGGAATACGTTGTTGGATGCTAATCTAACTACATCTCAAAAAATTATAGATAAGTATATAAGTTCATCGTTTGGTGGTACTGAGTTAAATATTGATTACACATACTTTGGTAACTTTGTAAAGTACTCATCAGCCGTAGAGCGTGTTAACAACTTTAAGTATAAATTAGAGTTGATTGAATCATACAATGCACGAATTTCTGATTTGAATTCTGTAAGTGGTTCTGAAGCACTGACTAACATATCACAATCCATTACTCGTAGAGATAATGTAGTTAGTGGTATGGATGGTTGGGAACGTTGGATGTACAATGAATCAGAGGGTTCTTTATACACACACTATAGTTCATCGAACTATCCATTAGAACCTTGGCCAAAGAGTAGTACATACCCAAATGTTAATTATAGTGTAACCTCATCCGAAGGTATTGCAGCGTATAATGGATTGATTGATTCAGCAAGTATTTACGATGCACTTAATGATGCAAGATTAACAAAAACAATCCCAGCATCAATCACAGAGGATGCACTCAACCAAGAGTATGTTTTGTTTATTGATATGATTGGACACCACTTTGATATTACGTGGAGTTACATCAATGCATTAACTTCGATTAACGAAAGAGAAGAACATCCATATGATGGTATGCCAAACAGCCTTTTGTATGATGTGGCGAAAACAATGGGTTGGAGATTAACTCACGGAAAAGATACATCTGATTTGTGGGAGTTTGGATTGGGAACTGATAAATTTGGGAATACACCCAATAGTGGTTCACTTCCATCTAAACCTCACGAACAA